ATAAACCACCTTGGAACCAAGCGCCTTCTCAAGATTTGAGAAAGTAGCGAAGTCCACCATGCAGACATCTGGGCTTCCACCTTCGCGGGCAACCCGAGCTGCTCCGCCGATAAGCGCTTCCTCGATTGGAAGAGCAGAACCGTCGAACCGATTGCCCCCCAAGCGAGTCACATCCGCTGTTCGGTTGACGCCAAAAAAGGCACCCGAGCCTGGAGCCGCTGTTGGGCACCAAGCCTCAAGGCCGGAAACCTTTAAGCGGTCACTTGCTGAAACGTAGTCACCTTCTTGGAAAATGTCATCTGAGATTCCCAACGCACCGTCTGCCGCTGCCGCCGTAAACGTGCCAGCATCTCGGTCAATCGCAGTGATCGTTCGAGCACCACCCGCCCGAAGAGAGTCGCCAGTGCTATCAGCAAAAACAACGTCCATCCCCACTTCAAAGTTGGTGATGTTCTCAGCATTGGTCAGCGTGTAGGTTGTGCCAGTACTTGGGTCAGCACTAAGTGTCCCGATTGAACCGGAGCCATCGCGATACAGTGCAATAGCAAGAGAGCGAGTAAGCGAATGAAGCGCACCGTCAATTTCCATTGTGGCGTATCGCAAGAAAGCATCGCTGTCTCGCTCAGTCGCCTTGATGGATTCTCCGGTAATACTTGCGAAAGAATAATCTTTTACCCGCGTCAGTACGAATTGCTTTAGTGCTGAGGTGGACGTGTCCGCCTGGCCGGTTGCAAAAGTAGCGCTTCGGCGTTGCGGATTCGAGTAGAGAATCGGAATGGGCATATTCTCGCCACCGAATTTTGTATATTTCGGCATCATCGCGAGAAGCGGATTGTCTTTGTAAACCATGTTTTGAACACGGAGTGGTTTATAGTGCTCTTTAAGAGCCTCGGTCACTGTACCTACGTCGAGTGGACTTGCCATTTTATAACTCCAAAATTAGGGCGTACCGCCCCATTTGATCATAGCAGCGACACGTTCGAGCGATTTTTCTTTGCTCTCTAACGTGTTGCCGGATGTTTCCGTTTTCTTGGCAACGTTATCGTTGCTAAGTGTTTTCACCCGTTTCACTGCTTGCTCGGCGGCTTCCGGAGTCTCTGACTCTTCGCGTGGTTTATCTAACTCACGAAATCTCTCTTGCAGCTTGCTGCTGCCTAAGTAGCGCTCGGCTTCCGCCATAAAATGGTCCTCGACGAGTTTTGCGGCATCGCCGTACTCCATAACCTCGTTTGCGTTATTGTAATGCTCTTGCATTACTTGCGCTACAAGGTCGTAAGCACCGTGATGCTGCACCATCTCGAAGGTACTACTATCGTCTACGAAATTCTTAATGTTGTCAACCAACTGCGTTTTGGCTGCCTGTATCTGGTACTTCTCGGTTTCCACTCGCTGCTGCTTGTAGATGTCCTCTATCTTCCCAATACGTTCCTGGAGTAGCTCGTTTTGCCTGCGAAGCTTCTGCTCTTCCGTGGGGTTACCCTCATTAATAACCTGGTTTGTCAGCTCTTCGTAGTTGATGCCAAGCTCGCTTAAAAGCTTTGCGGGGTTCTCTTTCGCCAGCTTTTGCAAATCGGCCAAGCGGGTGGAGTTACCCTCGTACTGCTCGCGCTGCTTTTCCGACTGAGCAAACTGCTGCTCTTTTTGCCGTATGGCCCGCTCTTTTCGAGCCAGCGCCGCAAATTGCCGTGAAAAATCCGGCCTTTCGGGCTCCGGGGGAGCTTCCGCCGCCTCCGTGGATTCAGTAGCCTCTTCGGCAACCTCTTCCATTAATTCCTGACTTGGCGCTTCTTCGGCAACCGCTTCCTGCACAGCTTCTTCTGTCATATTAACCCCTTGCGTTGTTACGCTGTTGGGATGGGTGCTGCTGCCATTTCAGCGGCGGCAACCTCATCCGGCATTCCTGCCGGGGGCGCTCCTTGTTGGGGAGCTTCTGGTCCCGGCCCCATTGGACCCATTGGCATTGGTGGCGGCTGCGCCGCTGCCTGCATTTTCGCAAGCATTCCAATGGAGTCCTCAATAAATCGCCTGAATAAATCGAGCTTCGCCTCGGGCACCGAGTTAATCTTGGCCCTTAAATAAGCTGACTGCATCATCTGGATGCCCATAGCAAGATTCATGTACGGTTCTGGCGACTGATAGATGCCCTTCTCCAGAATCCGCTCAATTAACATGCTAAAAATTTCCTGTGACGCCGTGGCCATGCTGTTTACCGATTCCAAATCCGGGTAATCGAGCAATGCCTTGGCTTCTTGCTGTGTCAGCATCCCGGCCTGAAGCATTTCGATAACCTTCTGGAGCTTCGCCGCTGGGGTCGTTGGGAGTAATGATGTTGGGTAAACCTTCATCACATACTCATCGCGCTCCAAATCGATGTCTTTCCAGTCAATTCGCTCGATATCATCGTCACCATGGCTGATAACGTCGAAAGTCTCGCCCCTATCATGCACTTCACGCGCAATATCGACCATTTGAGCCGCTGCATCGAGAAATAACTGCTCATACGCCTTTGCGACCATTAAAAACCGCTCGGACTCGATATCTTGAAATTCTCGAAGAGCAACGCCCGATTCCAGGCCCGCTGGCTTCTTTGCGCCCGCTGCAAGCTGACTTACGCCCGCAATCTCGTATGCGCGGTTGAATAGGCGGTCTAAGTGACTAAAAATCTCCCCAGAGACGGTTTTAGGCACAAAGAACTGCGGAGGAGTGCCCGCATACTCAATAACACCCCAAATCTCGTTGTTTATGTGGGCTTTTGAGATTTTAGAGCCGCTTTCAACGAAAACCTTTGGTGTGGCCAGGTGCATTTGCTGTTGGATGTTGCGAAGCAAGCGATTTATCTCTACCTGTATCCCGGTAAGCTGCTCGGCGAGCCCTTGGCCCCAAAAGCCGAGTAACCGGCTGGTCCAGTGGACAAAAGCAAATGGAAAACCATCGCGCTCCCAAGAGTCATCCATCAGAGTCGCGTTTTCTATTACGATGACATGCCTACCATCATCGGCACCCTTAGAGCTTGGCAGATGCCAGGCTTCAAGGCACTCGACCTGCTCGCTGGCCTTATAGATGGAGTCATTGTCCTCAATCGGTGACGCCTCTTTTATTTGGTCAGCAAACTCAGGGAAGAGTGACGTAAGAACCTGCTTGTCGACAATCTTGCGCTGAAACATCTGCCTTGGATTGCCGTAACGCGCTTCTAGGTCATCGACAACAATCTCATCAGGAAAAACGCGCTCGCATGCAATCTCCCCATCGCGTTCAAATATCTTCAGGACACCAGTGCCAAAGACACAAGCATCGAGAAACACCTTGGGGGCTACCTTGTAGATTTCCGAGCCGTAAAACTGCCCAGAGGTAAACTTGGTTAGGAGCTTCGCCTTGCGCTGCATCGCCCAGTCGCCGCCAGTCGTAAGATAGGTAGCCATCGGTTTGGCCTTGGCGACTCTAGCAGTAACGGTGTCGCACATTGACTGTATGACGTTTAACGTTACACGGTTCTTAGCGCTTGTCTTGGCGCGGTGGACCATGTTGCCGCTTCCCAAATCGCGATAACTGACGTTCCCATAAAGGCGCGCATGGTTGATGTTGTTCGTTGAATGATAGCCTTGGTTATCCGTCAAATGCGCGACAACCTCGAAAACAAGATCGTGCGGTTCTGTCTTTTCACTCCACCAATATCCTAGCTTTTTCATTTTGAAACTCCCCGCAGATTACTCACCTGCCGAATAAAATAAATCCTCGATGTATTGCTCTTCTTCGGAAAGGCTCTTTGCGCTCGACGTTTCAGGCAACACTTGTACCTGAGCACGTTGAATCTTAGGCTTCTCCCATAGCTCTACTTCGATATCACCAACCCTTAGCCGCTTAAGCCCGTGCTTCTTGGCAGCTTCGATTATTTCTTCTAGTTCAGCGTCCATTCACTTTCCCACCATGCCTGTCCGTCTTCTTTGTCGATTGCATCGGCCTTGGCTGACCAGATTTTATCCTCTAGAGCAGCATAATACTCAGGAGTTCCTTGCCTTGGCTCAATAGCTTTTTGCTTATACGTGTAATGCTTGCTCTCGCGCCATGCATAAAGACACGCATCCGCAAGGTGGTTCTCGAAACGAGAATCCTCTTTTTTTCTGTCTTCGTCCCACTGGAGTAAATCCCACTCATCTAATATCTCGCACCCTTCAAACACCTTGATAAAGCCGCAGTGTAGGTCTGAGTTCATAAGTTCAATATAGGACGCCTTGTTGCGCTTCTCTGCTGCACGCACCGGTAACTCGTAACGATATCGAAATTCTTCAACAATAGATTTACCCAGGCCCCCCGTGTCGGCGACCATGATAGTGAAATCATACTGCGAATCAAGCTCTTTGATTTTTTCAGCAATCTGCGCAGGGATCATCTTTGTTTGCTTATGGCAGTCGACAATATAGAAGTCCGGCAGCTCTGGGCAATAAGCACCGATGACGAAGGCGGTGGCATCTTCGTACCCTAAATCTATTCCCAGGATGTAGTGAAAGTCATGCTCGTGATGCGGTATCTCTTTGTAGAAATTCTTCTCTGGGGTGTATTTGTAAATCAAAGAGTCGTTCGAGCGAACCCACTTGCCCCGCCACTCACGCATATAAACAGGGTGTGTTGTATCCCAGTGCTTTTGTTTCATGCGGCGGTCGAGCCATTCCTGCGCATGGGGAATATGGGGGTTTTCCAGAATGGTCCAATGGTGGTTGCTATACCCCTGGGTCTTATCGGTCGAGGCTCGG